TCACTATCTCCTTAAATTGCGGAGTTCTTGTAAATCCAGATTCAATTTCAGCAGGATTGGGCAAAATTCCACCCTTACGTTGAGCGGCTTGATATGCACCATTGCTATATTCAGAATTCATTTGCAACAATCTTTGGTTTGTTAGCAATTGAATGTTCTTGCCTTGAATCAATCCATATGGATCTTCAGCATCAGAAGCATTTGGCGTAAACAAGAATTTAGGCGCACCTTCGGATTCAAGCTTTAACAAAGATTTTCCAATTTCTTTAGAAGAATCTAAGACCCGTAAGACACGATCTTGTTGTTCTTTATTCAACCCCGTTGTTTGCAAATATTTAGCGAAATCTTCTTTGGTCTGTGTGTACTTTGCATCAACTTCATTGGACTTGCTTTGAGTACTTTGAGCTTGTCTAAGTTCATCAAAAGAACGTGATTCACCACTCTTTTTGTTAACGATCCCTTTGGCAGTAAATTGATACAACCCGGCTGGCAAACCTAAAGATTTAACTTCACCTTCAGACAAATCTTTACCAATGTTTGTCGAAGCATTTGCTTGCATTTGGTTTAGGATTGTCAACCCTTGAGAACTGCTAGAACTTGCTCCTAATGCAGTATTGGCGAATCTAAACAATTCGGATCGTTGTTTAGGATCAAGATCTAAAGTCTTGACAAACTCTAGATCGTCATACATCCGAGCGGCAAGAGGTGCAATTACACCGTTATATGTAGCTTCAGCATTTGCATCACGCTTTTTCTTGGCTTGCCATTCTTTTGTATTGTCTTCATTGATTTGTTTAGATTGCAAATATTCAAGCGTATTTTCATAAGACTGACGTCCAATTTTTAAAGCATCAAATTCTTGTTTAGAAATTTTTCGGCCTTGAATATCTTCCGCATCAATAATTTTTCCAAGAGCATTAAACCCTACTTGATATTGATTGCCATTTTTATCAACAAAAGTTTTGTATTGAACATCACCGCCAGTTAACATGGCTTGAGCCATTTTTCTGTTGCCAGTAACAGAATAAATAAAAGCATCAAAAATTCTTGGATCGTCTTGTTTAAAATATTTTTGTGCTTGTTTGACAACCTCTAAATTTCCTTTAGGCGTACCAACACCCCCAGCTTTTTCAATGGGAGACATCATTTCATCAACAGCTTTTTGTCCTTTATAAAACATATCTGCCACAGCAGTAGCGGCTACTCCAATAGGACTATCAGCATTGACTTGAGCAACTTTCAACATTAATTTTGGGTCGCCACTATCTACAGCCGTATCAAACTCTTGGGCAGGAGTAATCATTGAACGGACAGGCGTGTTTTCTATTTGCTGAACAGGTACAGCATTTGATTCGGGAGGAACACCTAATTTTTGTGTCAAAACTTCAGGCATTTCATTGACCTCCAATAGCAGAGAATGGGTTGCCCCAAACCTGACTTACAACATTGTTTTCAGGATTGGTTTGATTTGCTTGTCTAAATCCTTGTAATGGTGGAATGCCAGCCATAGGATTTTGAGGATTAATTTGGCCTGGAGTCATAAATCCTTGCAAAGAACTTGGAGGCGCAACACCTGATTGAGCCTGATATCCAGGTTTGTAAGGGGTAACGTATTGTTGATTAAACAATTCAGGAAATTTAGTTGCGGGTTGAAATTGTTGATTAGAAGCAGGCGGCGGGACACCAGGAGTTTCTTCTTCCTGATTATCAAATGCTTGTCTAATTTTTGTTAAAGCACCGCCCAATAAAGCGCCCAAAGGAGTTGGGCCTTGTTCACCAGAAGGAGGGGACAAATCCATCCATCTGGACTCATTGCCCAATTGTTGCAAACCTAAACCGAGGAATGGATTTTTTTCAGCCATGATTAAGCAACCCTAAAACCACCGCTTTTGCTTGAACCCTGGGAAGTTGTTCCCTGAGTGCCCTGGAATGAAGGAGTTGTGCTTTGTTGCGGAACACCGTAAATCACTGAAGCATATTTGCTGTAAATGTCTTGAGGAGTTTGTGCATATCCAATACGAGAAGCCGCAGATTGTTGTGCGGCAGTAAGACCTGCTTGACCAGCCCCTAACAAAGCGTTTGCGGCATTTTGACGTTGAGTTTCTACGTTGCCAGATACTTGGGCGGCTATGTTACCCAAACGGGCTTGACCAAGACTAGCAAGATTGCGAGATGCCAAAGCTTGACGAGCAGAACCCAATCCTCCAGCACCACCATACAAGGCGCCTTGCTGGCTCATTTGATCACGAATGTCTTCGGTAGCAGGTTGCAAGGCCGCTTGGATCTGTTGTTGTTTGTATTGAGGGCTAAACAAGTTTTGAAGCCCTGATAGACCTTGCAAATAAGCACCAGCACCACCTGCTTCTTGCAAAGCTCCTGCTCGACCACTTACATCCATGGCCGTTTGAGCGGCTGTAGTTGCGGCAGGTGCTGTTTGTCCATAAGCATTTTGAGCGCCAGCTATAGTGTTTTGATAGGCGGGGAAAGCCGTGCCCGTCAAAAATTTAGTTTGCGCTCCAAGTAATTCTTTCTGTTCAGGGGTCAAAACTGCTTGTTGGGAACCTTGACCAGAAGATTTACCACCACCAAAAACTGATCCACCCATGATTAACCACCTTTTCCTTTCCCGTACTGACGGGGTTGAATGCTTGCATTATCCCATTGACCTATGGTATTTGGATAGGGGTTTGGTTGCCCATAGGAGGGTTGGTTGGACAAAGGAGAATAGATCTTTTTTTGACCCTTGCCCCCCATATCACCGTACTGATAGCCCTGTTGACTAGCATCTTGGCGAAACTGTTGATATCCAGCAGGATTGGCGTTTATAGCGTTTTGATCCAACCCGTCTGCCCTTGAGCTTATACCTTTTCCACCCATTTGTTGTTGGGCAGGAGAATAGTTGGCAGGAGTTGGTACAGGATTGACCGGCTGATTGCCTTGACCTTGCTGAACTTGAGGAAATGAAGCGCCCATAGTGTCACTCTGGTTGTTGAGGCCAAACCACATTTGCGGGATAGCCAGGTTGCTTGGTTATGTCACGAAGTAATTGTCTATAAACAGCCCATTCTTGTTGTTTTTCTATAGTCAATGGGTTGTTTGGAATTTGAGTCCAATCAGATTCTTGCAATAGTTTGTTGCGTTTTACTTTTATTTCTTCAGCAACATAATCAACATCACCTAACACCCATGTTTTGGTTTCATAATTAAATACATGGTTTATGGATGGTTTTGCAAGAATAGCAAAAATCTTATTATTTTCTATGTAATTTTCATCATCTTTTGCTTGGCCTTCAATGATGTTTTCCCATGTTTCCATGGTTTGCATCAAAGAATCATCTTCAGTACAAAAAACAGATCGAAGAATCTTTCCGTTTCTGGAATCATAAACAATGTAGGATTTCATCGTTTCAACTCCAAAACATACATAAATCGGTTGTTTACTGTTAAACCGCCACCACTTGTATAAACCAAGTTAATTTTTAAAGTATGAGAGCCAGCAGATGGCGCTATATAAAAAAGATAAGTTTGAGTTTGGAAATATCCATAAGCGTCAATTTGATATCCAGATGTCAAAATTGTCGATCCATCTAAGATTAAATTACAAGTTCCATAAGAAGAACCAGATATTGATCTCTGGCCTCCCCAACTAAACCCAACCAAAGTAGGAGCGCCTGAAGATGTCCAAGTTAAAGTTTGTACATCGCCTGTTCCCGTATTTCCAGCCGTATAAGCATAAGCAGGCAAAGTAACTGCTTGACCAGCAATCTGCAAAGTATCTACGGTAGCATTAGCAATAGCCGCATTAGCCGCTGTAATGCTGTTAGCCGCCATGTTGGTGGCAGAAATAGTAGAAGCCGCAATCTTAGCCCCAGTTATTGTCGATGCCGCTATGTTTGTTGCTGTTATGGTATTTGCGGCAATCTTGTCACCAGTAATCGTATTCTGAACAATCAAACTGCCTGTAATGTAGGTCTGGAATAGACTCCAAGAAGTGATGTACTGATAGACAACAGCATTGTTGTAGCTGTTGTATGACACTGTACAGATATCACCCGATACCGGATTGCGCCCAACAATAGCATTTACTTCAGCATTGGTAGGGGCAGAACTGTCGTTTGCTACTCTAGTCACCACAAAAGTAGCAGATCCATTCGTTCCATTGGTTCCATTAGACCCGTTAGACCCGTTAGTCCCGTTGTTCCCGTTGAAAGCAATAGCCCGGATGGGATAGGTAACATTTGTCCAATCTAGCGTACTGGTTGTTGTCGTAGCTGATACTGTTAAAGGAACAGTAATAGACCAGAGATAGTTACCAGGGGTGGTGTTAGATGGTGCTTGGGTATACCAACTGGTAGGCGCACTATATGAGCCTGATGCCCAGGTATAGGTAGAAGTTGTTGTAGGACGGATAGGAGGCGTGGAAGATCCGGTCCAGATGTAGATAGTGGGGAAAGCAGACATCACCCCATTAGCGCCTGCAGAGCCTGGTGCGCCATCGTAGACCACCGGCATTTGGATGGTCTTAGAAATAGGAGAAAGTAGATTTGACCCATTAACAGTCAAAGTAACAGTCACCCCGGTAGAAGAAGAGGTAGGCGTTACAACAACAGAAGACGAGGTAGACGAGGTAGGCGTTGCCCCACTGATCGACCAAGAATAGGTAGGACTGGTGATGTTTTGCAGTAAAGCAGACAAAGTAGCGTTTGTGGGAGTAAACGCACCCCCAGAGTTCTGGACAAACGAGGTATATCCAGAAATATCTACTGAAGATCCTGCAGAACCAGTAGCCCCAGGATCAGAGAAAAGCAGCTGACAAACCGCTACAGACGCCTGAGTCACAATCCCTGAACTGTTTTTATACCGAATCGGAACAGTAATAAAAGCAGGACTGTTGGACATTGCCGTAGGAGCAGGCCATTGAGCATAATCCCCGGCATCCGTAGGACTACCTACTGTAAGGTTGGTATAAGAAATGTCTCCATAACCGGTAGTGGAACTATTTCCTATCCTCCAAGTACTGTTGGTAAACCCTGCTCCAGTGTCTGTTTGGGCGTCCGTAAAAGGGATGATTGCCCCTTTATCGGTAGCGTATAACTTAGCGTTGATTCCTGTAAAACTAGGGGTTAGAGGACTCCCAGAGCGAGGAACTTGTAAGGTAGGGGGGGCAAAGTAGGTGACAAAGGCTTCAGCAATCACCGGAGCGGTGTTGGAAGTTACTACGTCCAAGTCTATAGACGATCCTGGATCTACTACCCAACCCGCATCAGGAGCAGCAGTAGCCACCGCAAACTGTATTTGTCTACCCCCTGTAGCGATATACCAAAGAGACTTAGTAGTACCAAACCCACCTGAGGCTTGATACCAAATATAGTCGGCAGGATTAGTAGATTCCGAGGCATCGTTACTGTTTCGGACACCAAAATACGACCGATTGGTCGGGGAATTACTGAAGTTAACAGACCCGTCAGCACTGTCGGCATACTTGATGGCTATGTATTGATAGAGATAGCCTACAAAAGTGCCCCCAGGAGCCGTTATTTGGCCCGTTACGGGGTCAACAGTGTTCCCCCCACCGAAGTTAGCCAGAATGTAATTTATCGCCTCAGAGATCTCTGAAGCTGATGGGTCTGAATCTAGTGCAAAAGGCATTAAAAGGTGTCCTCAACAACTTGGGCTTGGTAGTTCATGGCAGTGACATTCCAAGTGTCTGAATTGTCGTTAGATTCGATTTTTACAGCAATTGTCCTGGCAACGTTTTGCTGAGTAGTCACCCAGGGCGTATCAGTATTGATGTTGGTATAACCTTTTTGACCATAAACAGGGGCCTGACCGGTTGAATTAGACCCACCCAAAGTGATCTGAATGGTCCCGGTTCCTGAGACTTCAGGCAAAGCCCTGTGGATATAGACTCGGTTGGAGAAAGGAACAGGCCCCTTGTCTGTCTGTAAAACAGCATTGGTTCTTTCAAACAAAGCAGGAATAGAGGCGTTATTGATAAAGCTATTCCCAACGTTGGTTTGGATCAGTTTAGAGTTAGAAACTTCCCCTTGGGCGTAGGTAACAACCCTAGAAGCCAACATGAACTGCCCACCCACTACTTTGGGACCTTCTGTTGCCATACAGGCGTTTTGGATGGTTTTAGGGGGGTTCCAGACATTGAGGTCATAGCGGTAGGCCAACATCTTGTTGCACCATCCTGAAGACGTCAGGTCAGGATAATAGATCTCGATCTGGTATTTCTGGGTGTTGTTGACCATGAACACCCGGTCATAGTAGGTAGGATTGAGGTTTGCAAAAAAATAATCCTTAACTCTTTGGTTGCCAATCGAGTTAAAGTTAGACCCATCAAACACCCAAATATCCCTACTATCTATCCCATAGACGTTTTGGTCTGTATTGGTCCAACAGTTGTTATTGAGTAACCCTCTACCCTGATTAAACAAACGAACACCAAAGACCGGAGCCGTGCTATTTTGATAGGCTATGGGAGTAAGAACAATTGTGTCCCAGTAAGAACAGATATAGAAATTCCCCCCTAAAAAGAAGCCATCAATCAAAGGTCCTCTAACAGGAACTTCTTGTTCGTTGGCAATGTTATTTAAGGTAGGCGTCCAGGTAGTAGGAACACCTTGAAGACCAAAAGATTGTGACCAACGAACAGTGGTTGGGTAGTTAGAAGTTATCCCACCGGATACTTTGGTTAAGTTACCAGCAACCAAAACGTTACCCACGTTTGGAGAGCAGAAGTTGCGTACAAAACCAGCAGTGGTTTTAGTCACTCCAACATCGTAATTCCATTGAGCGTCAGGAGTAATCGTTATTTCTGTTGCTGTTGGCAGGAAATACATCGGGTTATTCAATGTGTCATTGATAAAAAACACATTACCAACCCAAGATGTGGTGATATTTAAATCAGCGATATATCCAGACAAATAGACAGAAGGATTGGCACCCACTCCAGGAGTAATGTTGGTTACCCCTGAAGTAGTGACCATATACCATTTACCATGAGAACTAGAGTCTCTAGTGGCTACGATATACACAAAGTTGGATTCACTTCTAAACCCACCTTCCATAAATATCGGTCCAGCAGGAATGGCAGTAAGAATCTCTTCCTCACCAAAGATCTTCTTAATTCCACGAACATCTGTCTCAACATTAAGACCAGAGTTGTATTCATTCGGCCCCAAAGCATTCGATGGAATGTCTGGAGTGAATGACATGTTTGTCAGTGGAGTGCGAAGTCTTTGGTAATCCATGATTTTTACTGAACAATGGTTTCTTCAGCAGGAGCTTGAACAGGAACCTGGGGGCCTGCTTGTTCCTGAATAGCTTGAACCAACTGGAATACCTCTCCATAAGGACGAGTTCCTAAATAACCCAGAATCCCATTGATCAGGGTTAAATTGAGTTGGATTTTAGTGTCTTCCATTGCTTTTCCTTTAAAAATACCGCCGTTGAGGGTGGCGACTTACCCTTGATTCGCAGAAATAGCCGCTTGCAAAGGCGACAGGTCTTGACCATTCCACCAAGTCTTAGCGACCATGATTTCGAGGTGCTCGACATTGCGCTTCTTGCAGTCAGCCCATTCAACATCGGTCATGTTCTCAGGTTCCCCTGCTTCTAGAAGATGTACGCTATCCATTGCGGCATCAAAATGCCTCTGCACTTCTTCGGCGGTGGGTTGCTCCACTTGGGTTTCTTCAGTCATGGTTAGGCTCCTTTGTTGAGTTGGGCTTCCAAGGCTTCGACCTTGGCAGAAAGTTGTTTGACGGCGTTGACCAGATACCAAGTCAGGCTGTCGGGGTCAACAGACAAAACGCCAGTTGATTCTTGCTTGACGCACTCAGGCAAGACCTGTTGCAGTTCTTGAGCAATCACGCCTAATTGAACTCCAGTCTTGTCAATTGCATCGCTGGGCTTGAGTTCTGGGTCAACCTCAGCGGGCAAGCGGTACTCAAAGTTGCGTACCCGAATGGCGTTGATTTTTTCCAGACCATCGTTGTTGTCAACAATGTTTTTCTTCAGGCGCTGGTCGGACGTTGTTGACCAAGAAGCCGAGTTGTTGCCTTGATACGTTCCACCACCACCAGCGTAGATATACCCAGTATTAGTGCCCTTGCCAGTTACACCGCTTCCCGAAATGATAATTTCGTTGCTGACTGCCACACCGCTTGCAGAGTTTTGACAGCCAATATAGACGTTGTAAGAGCCAGTGGTAATTTGAGAATTGTCTACGTTATCACCAACAAAAGTATTGTTACTTCCAGTGGTGACTGCGATACCAGAATAAGCGCCTATGCAAGTGTTGTAATTTCCTGTGGTGATATTTCTACCTGCCAAATACCCAAAACCTGCATTTCTTGTGCCGCTTGTGTTGTTGAGAAGCGCAAGGTATCCAACAGCCGTGTTATTGCTGGCGGTGTTTGCATTAAGGGCTTGATAACCAACGCCTACGTTTGAATTACCTGTTTGACAACTCTGTCCTGCTTGATAGCCCAAATAAGTATTTGGCGCACCACTCGTATTACTGTATCCCGCCTGATACCCTACAGCAGTGTTGTTAGAGGCGGTGGTGTTATTAAATAAAGCCGCCGCACCCACCGCAACGTTGTAATTTCCAGTGGTGTGGTTGCGACCAGCATAGCCACCAATAAATGTGTTGTCTATACCTGTTGTTGCGGCACGACCAGCGTAGAAGCCAACAACAACAGAACCGTAGTTTTCTGCGGCGTTGTGCGAGAAGTAAGCCTCTCGACCAACTGCAACAGCGTATCCGCTGGATGCCTCAGAATACAAGGCTTGGTAGCCAATAGCAACCATTGAGCCAGCGGTTGCGTTGGAATATAAGGACTGATACCCCACAGCAGTGTTGTTAGAGGCGGTGGTGTTGGAATAAAGAGTTTCTCTACCAATCGCTACGTTTTGAGCGCCAGTGGTGTTGGCGTACAAAGATGCGTACCCAACAGCCGTGTTGTTCCCGCCACTCGATGTTCCTCCAACATCACCTTGATAAGCGTATGAGCCAATTGCAGTGTTGGTTGAGCCAGTAATCCATCGACCAGCAAATACGCCAACTGCTGTGTTGAAGTTTGCGGTTGTAGAACTATTCAGCGCCCTATCACCAATGCTTGTATTTGCACCGCCAGATGTGTTGGCGGCGAGTGCGCCGTTGCCCAGAGCGGTATTGTTTGTGCCGCTTCCGGTATTCGCCACCAAAGCACTTGCACCTACCGCAGTGTTGGTGGACACAGCACCTGCACCCTTACCGACAGTCAGACCAGAGATGAGGGCATCGTTGGCAAGAGTCAGGGTTGTGCCGTTGAATTGAGCATTGGAACTCTGAGCAAACGCAGATGTGCTAGATGCGTAAAAGAGTTGGTTTGCTGTGAATGAGGTCAGTCCTGTGCCGCCAGCAGAAGTAGGAACATTTTTATATCCAATGATTTGAACAGATCCACCATTGTCTTTGTAGTAAAGTTTCCCATCAGTAATGTTGATCGCAAGTTCTCCACTGGCTAAATTAGTAGCAACAGGAGCTGTTCCAGAAGTCGTTGAATAGTAAAGCTGAATTGTTTGTGCTGTAGAAGCTGCCATTTTTATTCCTTCAGAATGTCCCGCCTGACATTAAACCGTTTAGTTTCACCCAAGTACCAGATTCTTTAAACCAAATCCCTTGAGGAACAACATCTAGTTGTATATACATTTGGTTATTTGCACCAGATGCCCCACTTGGATTTCCATTACCCGACAAAATAGCACCCACGCCTGGATAAGCAAATACTCCAGGAATAGACCAAGATATCGCAGAAGTAGATTTAGAACTCACCACTCCAATAGATACCCAAACCTGATTTAAAGGAGCTGTAGGTGGATTAACCGACCAAGCGGTCGGGGGTGTTCCAGAATTAGTTTGAAAGTTCCAAGAGCCACCAGTAGGAGTAGCGGGTTGTGATCCAGATTCTTGGAAAATAAACCATTCAAAATAAGTAGTCACAGACGGAGATACAGGGGTTCCATATAAACCCGATGAGTCTCCATTTCCTGTGTAATATGGTCCCATCGTCATGGTTGTACCTCAGTCATTTTCTCCAGATTGGTCAACAGACGAGAATCTTCAGGATTGAATTCTAGGGCTTTACGACAAAATTCGATAGCCTTTTCTTTCATCCCAAGATTCCAATATGCAAGACTGATAACGTCATAAGGACGCTCTGTCCAACATTCCGGATTCATCGTATATACCAAATGCTTTTCAGTAATCGATAAACACTTGGAACTGGCAAATAAACATTCTTCCCATTGTCCAATGCGATAACACAGCATGGCAAGATCAAGCCAAGGTTCTCTGGTTTCTGGGCATTCTGCTACTGCCAATCTTGCCCATTTAAAAGCATGATCGATTATTTCCAGGGCTTCATAGCACTGAGATTTCAGTCTCATAGCATAGCAACGTTCATGTAACCATTGAGCGGTTGGTAAGTCTAGATAGTGATTAAGGGCAACAATTCCTTCATCCCACATTCTGTTAAACACCAATTCTCTGGCGTAATAAAAGGCGTTTCTAGGACAATCAGGATCTTCGGCGATTGCCATTTCCAACAAAGGTAAGTATTGGCTTCTGGATTTGGTTTGGTCAGGATGATGGGTGATTAAAAGTTCATCTGTTACCGCCCATATTTCATTAAACCCTGGGTTTGGAGTGATGTATTCATGGCAGGGATGTTTCCAGAAATAGCCATTACGGGAGTGAATCTTTTCACTGTAAAAACGTATTCCTGATCCCCAATCAAATTGATACCGAAGACGGGTTGTGTTTTCTTTCCAAACAGACTCTATGACATCACGCCATCCAGGTTCTAAAACCTCATCTAAATCCAAGCTGATACATATGTCATAGTCACCAGGAATAAGGGCAAGAGCAGTTTCTCTAGCCTTATCAAACCTCCAAGGCTTGATAGCGATGTTGTAAACGGTTGCGCCACACTCTTCAGCCAACGCAACCGTGTTGTCTGTAGATCCAGTGTCAGCAATCAAAATGAGGTCAGCATCTTTGGCAGATTCACAGAATCTTTCGACAAACTGACTTTCATTTTTTGATATGGCATAAACAGCTATTTTCATTAGAAAGTCCCACCACTGATAGTACTAGTCCATTGCGTGTTGTAATTCGTGCTATCAATCTTGGTCAGAATTTGATTGGCAGTGCCTCCCGTAGGAACTCCTGGTCCTGTTGCACCTGTAGGTCCAGTGGGTCCCGTTGGACCTTGAGAACCTGTGGCGCCCGTAGGCCCAGTAGGACCTGTCGGTCCTGTAAGACCTGTAGCTCCCGTCGGTCCAGTTGGACCTAATGCTCCAGTAGCACCTGTGGGTCCTGTAGGACCTGTTAATCCTGTTGCCCCTGTCGGACCTGTGGGGCCAAGCGCACCTGTGGCGCCTGTAGGCCCAGTTGGACCAGTTGGACCAAGCTGGGTATACATGACCTGAGTAGCCGTAACAATAGCACTTGGGCTTTCAGGTTTAGTCGGGGAAGAACTGCTTGCAATTGTGGTTAATGCCATGTTTGCATCAGTCGAAGACCAATACAACTGGACATAATCACTAGCCGCCAATTTGAAAACATAGTTCCATGCTGGCAAAGACTTTTGGCCGTTACCGCTGACAGTTACTAAACCAGCACTGTCTGCAACATCTACCCCGTTAATTCTTGCCCAAATGGTTACCGTATCCGTTGAGGAATTGGATTTAACAAATTGAGCAGAAAACTGAAGGTTGTAAACACCAGCATATGTAAACGTTATTCTGGATGAACTGACAATAGAAACGCCATTAGAGTTGGCATCAGTTGAGTTCAACGTAATAACGTTGGCAACAGTTGTACCACCAGACGTTTGAGTCGTGGTATCCCAAAAAGATCCCCAATAACCTAACGCACCACCAGCCCCTGTAGCCCCAGTTGCACCTGTTGGTCCAGTGGGACCTATTGATCCTTGAGGTCCAGTTGGACCAGTAGGCCCTGTGACGCTAGAAGGCGCCCCCGTGGGTCCTGTAGGCCCTGTAGGACCGGTGGGTCCAATTGCCCCCGTAGCACCTGTAGCACCTGTAGCACCGGTGGGACCTGTGGGTCCCTGAATACCTTGTGCCCCTGTAGGACCCGTAGGCCCTTGAATACCCTGCGCTCCGGTAGGTCCGGTAGGTCCTGTTACACCTTGAATACCTTGAGGACCCGTTGGCCCTGTGGGTCCAATATCTCCTTGATGTCCTGTAGGTCCTGTAGGTCCTTGTACGCCTTGTGGCCCAGTAGGTCCGGTGGGGCCAATGTCTCCTGTGGCACCAGTGGGACCAGTGGGACCTTGGATTCCCTGTGTACCCGTGGGGCCAGTAGGACCTATTACACCTTGAGGACCTGTGGGGCCAGTTACACCTTGGATTCCTTGTGGTCCTGTTGGTCCAAGAGGTCCAGTTGGTCCTGTCGGTCCAATAGCACCCGTTGGGCCAGTTGGACCAATTGCGCCTGTATTTCCTGTAGGTCCCGTTGGGCCTGTCGCACCTGTAGCTCCAGTTGAGCCTGTCGGACCTGTAGGTCCTGTAACTCCTTGAACACCTTGCGCTCCTGTTGGTCCAGTGGGCCCTGTAGGACCAATTGGCCCCGTAGGACCCGTAGGACCAATTAAATTGTTAAATACACCCGGAACAGACCAAACCAAAGCCGCTGAGTTCTTGCTGTTGACCAGGGCGATAGATACCCAGACTTGTTGGGTAGGTGCCGCAGGAACAACCATCGACCATCCAGAAGGAGGCGTTCCAGTATTGGTTTGGAAGTTCCACGATCCACCAGTGGGCGTAGCAGGAGGTGTGGCAGATTGAGTAAAAATAAACCACTCAAAATACGTTCCACCAAACGAACCAGATTGTCCGTATAGACCAACACTTTCTGCCCCACCTTGAGGAACAACAACTGTTGCGTTGCTGTTGCCATAAAGACCGCTAGTTGCCATTTTTTACCTCATTTAAAAGCGTAGCGGTACTCCCTCGGCTGGAATTCCGAGGTGAGGTGTCGATCTCCACCAGTCCATTTTCCTTTGTAGTTTTGGTCTTCAATAAGGCCGTAAGCATCATCAAAACGAGCCAACCATTTTTGGGATTCCTCGGTATTTTTATTCTTGTCGTAGTATGCCCACAAAGTGCCGTACAGATAACCTTCTGGAAACGATACTAGCGCCGCATTGCTTTGGACAATCGGATCAAGCCCGTCACCAGTAGGACTAAACAAGAATGGAAAGGTTCGATAGTAAGCGGCTTTGATTTGTACATTTTCACCAGGATTGGGCGTGAACACATAGTTCAAACCGACTTCAGAGAATGACGCTCTAATAACTCTAGGCACACCAAAAGGCTTGACATAGAGTTGGTCAATCATGCGTCTGCGAATGATCTCTCGGTCACCTACTCGGTCATAAATAATCCAAGGACCCATCGATGCGGCAGGAGTTCCTGGTTGAACTTGACTATTTGGAGTTTCTTGGAAAAACAAAATAGGCTTGTTCATGTCGGCAGGAATAGGCGCCATGCCGTTTGCATCAGTAGTTAAGAAAGTAGGAGTGGCTCCATACGGATTAGTCCGTAAAGCAGGAAGCTCAATCGTCCTCATTTTCAATTCTGCTTGCTGAATACAAGTCTGGATTTCCAAACTGTTTTGTGTTGGCAAAGCAAGAATTGTTAATGGATAAGTGGCAGATGCAAACGCACCATCCACATCATTGACAGTAATTGTGGTAGACGATGTTCCAAGAACCAACACATAAGGATAGTTCGTTGCTGGACCAATAAAGTCTCCAACAAGAACAGTGGATGTTGGATCAGTAGATACTGTCAGGACACCGGTAGAAGCATTGAATGCTGTTGCAACGATTCCAGTACTGCGAGGGATGACACCTACCCATTGGGCCACACGACTAACAAGGGCGTTAGCTGATTGAATGAATAGGGACATTTTTCACCCTCATTTGGTCGGAATACTTGGATTATAGGGAAGTGGGATTTTTCCGCTAGGGTGACAAACAAAATCTGGATAGTATTCGTTCACGATAGCGTAAAAAAGAATCTTGTCCTGCTTGTCACGCTTGATAAGTTCCCAAGGGCGATTATTGAACCACTTGGAACTGATCTCATGGGCAAAACATTTGGGAAGATCCATTGCGTGGAAAGTGCCTGCAAAGAACGGGTTATCAGTCCCATGTTCTTTGTAGAAATCACGCATTATTCTGCATCGTTCACGAACTTCTTCAACGTTTTTTTGGTCGTATTGAACAAATCTAGTCCCGTTTACTGCACCTACTTTGTAGTCAATATTGGGGGTAGAAAAGGATTGCGACCAGTTGCCTGACTTTACTTCGTTATAAAGTTGATTGTTTTTGCGTAGAGCACCTTCAACTGCAGGGCTTAAATTGCCTTGCATGAAGTAATCTTCGTTAATTTTGGCTTCTTCATTGTTTAGATTAAGTTCCATGCTTGTTGCCTTTGCGCCAATTTTCAGAAGCGGTCAAAATTTGCAAATTGAACTGGTTATGCAAACCACATACATCCTCCCCAACTAAAGGGACTATGTGATCTACATGATACTTAGTTCCAGGATTCATTTCTTGCAATTCTTTGGCTTTTTTGTAAAACGCCTTAATTCCATCTTGCCCCCATAATGTGGTTGCTTGAAGTTTTAAAGCCCTTCTTTTGGCATCCTTTGCTATAAAGATTTCTCTGTTTTTTAGATAAAAAACTTTTCCATACTCTTGGCGCTTCTTTTTCATTTCATCTGAATAAAGATACGCTTTGATTTTGTCTTTGTTTTTATCTGCCCAAGCTAAAGTTCTTTTTTTTTGACATTCAGCACAATTGCCAGTGGCAGTCCATCGTTTAGATATGTGACCTTGTTTGCAAAACAGGCCCGTAAAGTAGGCTTTTGAACCTTCTAAACGAGCCTGTTCCCTTGTCTTTGGCAAGTTCAGCATAATGACCTCCATTGATTGAAGGCATTTTAAGCCTCCAATCAACTTTAGTCAAATACTGATTACGTCAAATATCTCTGAACTTGTGCACTTGGACGTGCCGCAGTAACTGCTGCTCCAGTCGAAGAAACAGCGGCAAGTACAGCAACACCAGCGGGGTTACGCACGATGAGTGTGCCTTCGAGGATGTATTGGTCCAAAGAGGCGTCAGCGTTGCTGAACACTTCGTTGTTGGGACCCAGTTCACGCAGGCTACCCCACTGAACAACATCAGGGTTCATAAACAGAACGCTGGTATTGTCAGCACCCGTCTGGTCCATGACCCAAGAGTCATCGATTTGATAGGTGTAGTTAAAGTCACCTTCGTAGGTGCTGATGGTGTCGCCCTTGTCAGCCGGGTTAAAGCGGTTGATAGAACGGCTGGTGGGCATCATGTCACTGATGTGGGTACGCATCGAGGTCGGGACCACCATGTTGGTGATCTTGGCGTTGAAGCGTTGTTCAGCAACAGTCACCAACTGCTTGTACAGATAGGGGCTGAATTGCTGAAGGGTCACACCAGAAGAGAACGTGAAATAACCCAAACCTGCGTTAGCCAACACGCCGTTGAAAGGAGTATTGGTGTTAACAACAGAGGTCGAGTCGTTGCTGTCGCTGGCGGCAAGGTTCAGCACAGAAGTGCCATCCGTGTCGTTGCCAGAACGGGTGCCAGCAAAAGCGTACAACGAACCAAAACGGCGACCGTTGTTGGGCGATGCGCCTTGGGTAGCGGCTTGACCAGAATACTTGATCGAAGCACCGTCAGCACGAACCATTTGCAGTTCAACGTCAAACATGATTTCGGTCAACTGTTTGACTTCTTGGTAAGCCTGGGGATCGCCACCAGCCTGTTCCACAGCACGAGCAGTACCGGTAGCACCGATCACGGTCGTGAAGATCTGGGTATAGTTACCCAGGTTAGAACGGGTGTTGGAAGCGGCATCCGAAGACGAAACTGCGGCACCTTCCAGCTTGGCGTTCAGGCTGGGAGTGCGGAAGTAGTCGTTGGGCCAAATGTGCAAGGTCGAATTGATCTTGCGCTTTTTGCTCATGGCCATGTTGGTGATCGGGGTGCGATCCTTCACATAGTTAGAGACGGTCATGTCGAGGTCTTTGACCACGATGTCGGTAGTGTACGCACCTGCGCCGTTACCGAGGTTTGCAGAGGTAATAGTTGCCATTTGAAGCTCCTAAAAGGTTACTTACGGCGCTGTTTGTTTGCCGCAAGCATGGTTGCTAAAAGATCACGGGCCGCATTCTTATCGCCAGCTTGTGCCTTCTTTTGGAGTTCAGTTGCTTGGTCTTCAGGCGCCGTTTTTGCCTTAGATACAGACTTAACTGTTGCCGCTAGAGAACCACCTACGTTTTTCACTTTGGGGCCATCCCGGAATTTAAGTCCATCTCTAATCAAACCCAACAGATATTCGTCACTGCTGACCAAATCGATGTTTGGTACGCCAGGAACCAATGCCTGTTTTGCACCTGCCCAGTCCTTTTCCAGCTTTTCACGAATTTCGTTAAAGTTGGCCTTGTTGGACAATTCTTTATCCTTGAATGACTGTCTTGCCTTTTCAAGTTCGGCTTGGACCATTTGGGACCGCACCTGATAAAACTGTTCAACTTTCGGACGGTTTGCCTTAATAAACTGGGACTTTTCCTCAATCAGTTCTGAGTTAGCTCGGATAGCGGCTTCAGCCTCTGACCGTTTAACCTCATCAGTTGCCTGATCTCGGATTTGAATCCACTTTTGGTTGTAGCCCTGCAAGGTAATGAGTTCATCTGCCGCCTGTTGGAGTTGCGGAACTACTGTCATTTCCAAGCCGATCTGCAAACCATCAAGTTCACTTCGGCGCTTTGCAACTTCGTCCTCAAACTCGGCTTTCTCAGCTTTAAGTTTGCGAGCGTTTTCATGGATAGCACTGCCTTGGCCTAGAATCGCCGCCGCCTTCGATACTGGGATTTCCACAAAGCCGCCAGGAGCGTCCTTGTTGGGAATACGCCACAGCATGTCAGGGTTAGCTTCCGCAAACTCAAGGAAATTGACCGGATCTGTTACACCATCTTCGGTGGCTTCACCGTCTACTTCCGAATTCTCGGATTCTTGACCATCTGCATTACCATCTTCAGGTTCAGCTACCTCTTCGGGAGCCGCCTCGGGGGATTCAGCTTTCGCCTCTTCTTGTCCCGCTGGTGGCGGGGAACTGCCTTCAACCGACTGAGTGTTACGCCTATTGGCGGCAATCATGGCGGCAATGGCATCCTCGGGACTACCAGTTTGCTCAGTGGCGGGTGCGATTGCACTTACGTCTGACATATATTAACCCATTTCGTTGTTTTTTGGCACATTTTTCAGCGCCACTTTTCCAAAATACTCCGTTTTTTCGATGAAGCCAACGAAATCACGGACCCCAGCAACATAGTGTGCGTTGCGAATTCTTGTGTTGTCATCAGTGGAATCTTCCAACTGAGAGAGCATGTCAAATCTATATAAATTGAACAGCAGGGCAAAGTCGTTGTTCTTTAACAAGCGTTTTGCGGCCTCGCCGTTTTCTATGGCTAGACTCCTTCGTTCGGTATTGGCCTCCTTCGTTGTGTCTACAGAAGAGATTCTTCGGTTGAAAAACCCACGGATGTTTTCTACAAGTGCTTTACTATTCATTTACATTCCTCAATCAATTTGTACAGCCCTCAATTTGCCTCTTTCAGCGGCCAGGGCTTCAAACATGTTGTCAGTATCAATATCGTCAGCCTGTTTCATGGTCAAAACCGACTTGGCATCATTCAACTTGGCTTTGGAAGTCTGGAGTTGAGTATCAGCATCCGGGCCCTGTTGTTGTTTAGACTGAACCATCTTGGCGGCCTCTTCCAAGGTCGGCAGATAAGCATCCACATCCTTAACGCCCAACACTCTAAGCGTGTCCTCAAAAGGCCGACGAGCCTTGAAGAACAATTCAGGCGCACTGGGATCAAGTTGTCCAATCATTTGTACAAATTGAGCCTGGGTTTGAGTGATCAATTGTTGACGGGTCAATCGGTTTTCTTCTGACAAGAATCCCAAAGCCAAATCAATGTTGATCATCTTGCGATCAATAAACTCAAAGTTCTGCATACTGAGGGCATCCATAAAGGGTTTACCCTTACCGCAGACAGCCGCCAATTGCTGAATGTTGTAGTCATCAGCGTATTGAATGAGTGTTTTCCATGTCAGATAAATAACGTCACGCAAGGCGATGGCGCAATTTTTGACCATTTCATCCTGAATAAGTTGGTTGGGACCCATGGCCAACTGCAACTTATAACCAGAATTCCCGTCTTTCATCACTTCAGGATTCAAAACGTCACCAGGGCTGGTCATGCCAATCATGGCCATGCGGTCTTGCTCAAATCGTTGCATGGCAGACTGCACATAACCCAAGTTGCCTTGCATGGGCTGGAACTCAAAAACGTGCTTGGTAGGATCAAACTTGCGATCCAACACAAACATGGCAGAGACGCCTCGCTGGATTTCTTCAGCATCGACAAACTCAGGGTTTACCCCAATTCTGGGTGTGCTGGCTTGCATGGCAAACGCCATTTCTGCACGAGCAATAGCGGTGGCGTATTCCTGCATGGGAACCAGACGTTCGCCCATGCTGTAACCAAAGAAGTTGCCCACAATAGGTTTGGGGCACATGTTGGCCAAAGGAATAAAGTCCACTTCTTTTTCGTAAATGATGTACGAGCCTGAGAAACAGACCTCAACGATTTCTTCTTCGCCATCGTTGTCAATGTCTTTACGAATCCAGGCTGTAGTGATCATCACTACTCGGGAATATCGGTCTGCTCCTTGTGAGGCAATAACGCCTTGTCCTGGTACGGGGGTAGAGTCCCGAGCATGGAGAGCCAAGTCGTTCTCAAGAGCGCCTGCCTGATATGCACCTGCGGGTCCGTATGCGGCATGGTCGGCAAAGGATTCAACATCGATGAAGGGATATTGTGATTTGGCTTCATGGATGGTCATTGGGTCATAAAACCCACAAAAATCTTGATATTGAATTTGAGGAATAGTGGGGTTGCAAACAAAGTAATGTTGGGCAACGTGTTTGACCCGAATGGTGGTGCTGTAGCCAGTCAATTTATATTTTGCTTTATAAATTGTGGCTTGGCGCATGGCATCAGCCATTTCATCTGGCGTCAATTCAGTGTCAGACATCATGGTTTCTTGCATGACGCCTTCTAAATCGACATCGATCTTACGCATGTTCTGCCGCTTGGGTTCTAAACCTTTTTCAGCGGCCATGATCTCAAAAGATCGCAGTTGATCACGGGTTCCTTGAACTTCTTTGTATTGAACGATGGGTTCACGCACCGGCATGACCATCACAATACCGTTTTTATGAAGTAAGGAGTCTTGCGCCCAATCACGCACGATCTGATAAGGATCGTTTTTGCTGTTGAGCATGTATTTGACCATTTCCGTGGATTGACGGGATTGTTCGTCATCCATTTCCGTGAAACGTTCAAACTCAAAGTTAATTTTGCCGTTGGGCATCAGGCATTTAGTGATGACAGCGGTAGCGTAATCAATGCCAGGAGTGACAACGGGATGAATGTAATCAATGCCTCGGATGGCTTCGGTTGAGTTGGCAACCTGAACGTTAAGGTAGTGATAGTCAGAGAAACGATTAAGGGTGTTCTTGGCTTGAGTCAGACGGAGGTAATCCACCATCTTCAAATAAACTTCATGGGCAATTTGATATTCCATCCCCTTGTTTTGGGGTGGAGTCTCCATGCTTTCTACGACCAGGTTTTGTTTGTCCAGCA